TAAAAATATGCAATTTGCAATCGAAAAAAAGATATCGAACTTCATAGAAAGTCAGTTCCCTCAGTTCTATTTGGATGAGGGTCCGAACTTTGTGTTGTTCGTTAAGGCATATTATGAATGGATGGAATCTGAAGGTCAAGCTATTAATCAATCGCGTAGTCTTTTTGATCTACGAGATATTGATAATACAATGGATTCTTTTCTTTCTCACTTCCAGCAGAAATATCTCTACGGTATTCCATTCAAAACTATTGCTAATCCAAAATTCTTACTTAAACATATTCTTGACGTTTATCGTTCAAAAGGTTCGATTGATTGTTATAAACTTCTATTCAAGCTAATTTACAATCAAGACGTAGAAATTTATCTTCCAGGACAAGATCTACTCAAGCCATCAGATGGTACTTGGATTCAACCACAATATCTTGAAGTAACACAGACTAATAATCTTGCAAGTTTTGTGGGTCAAACTGTTCGTGGATTTACTTCAAACACAACAGCTGTTGTTGAAGATTATATTTCTCAGCCTATTAATCAAAATATTATTTCAACTCTTTACATTTCTAATATGCAGCCAAAAGGTGGTTCATTCCTTACTGGTGAAAAAGTAGTAATTCAATCACAGGTAGGTAATACAGCGGCTGTAACAGCTTCCCCATCCATTGTTGGTTCTCTCGATAGCCTTTCCATCTATAATGGTGGTCAGGGTTTCAACATTGGTGACATCATTGCAATCGCTCATTTAGATGCAAACAATAATGTTATCTCTGATGGTATCGATGGAAAACTAAGAGTTACTAGCGTTTCGCGTGGTCAAGGTTCTCTCAATTTCAACATTGCCAAGGGTGGTTTCGGATACACATCGAATACAAATGTATTTTTATACAATGGTGCAGGAGATTCGACAGGTGCAGGAGCTAGCTTTAGTTTAGGTAATCTATCCTACGTTCAAAATCTTCCATATAATACAGACTTGATTGTTGATTTTTACAACACACAAATTGGCGCTGCTGCTTATGGGTTTCCTGCTAATAATAGCGCGAATGCAATTTCTTCTATCCAAGGTACTTTGACATTTAAAAATAATAACTTTGGTACAATTGCTGCTCTTACCAATATTCAAACTGGTAATGGTTATACTCAAGCACCAAGTATATTCGTTAGATCAACACAGTTAGCAACTAACAATCTTCCAGGAACCGTTTCGTACTCGACTACTTCTAATACTATTACTGGTAGTGGCACAACGTTCACATATTTTTATTCAAATGGAGATGTAATTTATCTTCAAGCTGATTCTTCAAATACTGCCACTAGCGAATTACAAGTAATTAAAACTGTTGTTAATGATACTACAATTACTTTGTATGGTCCACCAAAACAGAACTCTACAGGTACAGCTATTTCAAAAAATGCTCCTGTTGTGCTTCCTTCTAACTATGCTTATTATGATCCACAAGTTTTAACTTCAGATGGATCAATTGATGGTATTAATGAATTAATTACTGGCAATCCTTCAACAGGTAATAACATTGTAGCAACAACAACTGCTATCAATTCTGGTCGCGGATATATTGAAGGTGAAACTGTCGTTTCATATCTTCTTAATGGTCTTAGCCCAATTGTTATTACGAATCCTGGTATTGGTTATACTAATAATGATGTTGTTCATTTCTACGGCGGATCTACTTCGCCAGCTACTGGTTATGTAACCACAGATGGTACAGGCGCTATTGTTTCTGTTCCTATCACAGGCGGTTCTAATTATACTAGTCTTCCAACTATTGTAATTAAAACAAGAACTGGTTCTAATGCTGTATTGACAACTTCTATTCTACCTTTTAATACTACAAGTCAAGTAACTGGTCGTGTCAATAAGACAGGCGTTGGTAGACAAATTGGATATTGGTCAACTACCAGAGGCTTTTTAAATTCGGATAAATATATTCAAGATAGTTATTTTTATCAAGATTTCTCTTATCAAATCAAAGCGGCTGCAACTCTTGATAAATACAAAGATATTCTTTATACTACGTTCCATACTTCTGGAGCTGAATTATTCGGTGAATTCTTACAAATAAATAATGAAGCTTCATTTGCTAATCTGTTATCTGAAACTACATCTGCAAATATTGATAATTATCTTTATTTCAAAGTGGATTCAACTCTTATAACATCTGATAGCACTTATTTGATTACTTCGAATTCTGCCACAACTGATACAAACTACCTATACTCGGACAACATTATCAAGCTCGATGCGTTTATCTAAAGGATTTTAAATGTCACAACAAACAATTAACATTGGTACATTAGCGAACGACGGCACTGGTGATCCGATCCGCACAGCGATGACCAAGATCAATGGCAACTTCAATGAAGTTTATTCTGGATTTGCTTTTAACACCTCTACCAATGTTGTTACTGCTGCCAATACTCTTGTTGTTACTAGCAACACGACTACTAACACTTTGCTTGTTATTTCTAAAATTAATGTTGGTAATGCTGCAGGTTATAATTTTGGATCTATCGCGCTTATCGAAGTCGATGCAAATTCTAATACATACCAGCAAGTTGTTATTCAAAATGCTAACTCAGGTATTAGTGCTTCTGGCGACTTTGTCTTAACAACTGATACTGGTAACGATTCATTTGGTTACGTTGATCTTGGTATCAATAGCTCTCAGTATGCCAATTCTTCATATACCATCACTGGTTATAGCGACGCATACCTTTATTCTTCTAACAGCAATATGGTCATTGGTACTGCTTCTGCTAATTCTGTTATCTTCCACAGCAATGGTACTTTATCTACCAATGAGCGCATGCGTATTACTGCAAATGGTAATATTGGTATCGGTAATACAACTCCTGCTTCTACACTTACTGTAAGCGGAAACGTTTATGTTTCTTCAAATACTTTAACTCTTGGTTCATCAAACATTGGTACATTAGCCACTGCAAATGGTTACACTGTACTTCCAAATGGTTTGTTGATGATTTGGGGCGCTTTCACTGCTTCTAATTCAACACCAAACGTAATTTCTTTCGCTGCTTCTGCAGGTGTTTCATTCCCAGTTAACTGTTTCTCAGTTTCAGCGACAAGTAACTCTGGTGTATCTTCATATCATGCTGGTGTGTATGCAATTAATGCTACTGCATTTACTCTTGCAACAGGTAACACTACAAACGCAACTGTCTACTGGCAAGCAATAGGTAAGTAATCTTTATGGGTAAAATTTTACCGAGTTATAAAAAAGCAATTATTGATGATGTAATTTCAAGTATCAGTTCAAATTCATCTCAATATTATGCTTTCGCCGCCAACCCTATTCCTGTTGTTGGTAATACACCAGTAATTACTGCTGATGATTACACAACTATGTTTAGTAATGATTGGCAGATGATATTCGGTAAGAAAATTAATAACGTTGATATTATACCTGTTATTAATAACATCAATTGGCAATCAAATACTGTTTATACAAGATATGATAATACTTCGACTACATTAGCTAATTCGAATTATTATGTTATTACTCCACCAGCGGTTTCTGGTGGTACTTACGATGTGTATAAATGCATTGATAATGCCAATGGTTCTGTTTCTACACAGGCACCAGATCAGCTACAGCCTTCTTCTTTCACTAAGTCGGATGGTTATACTTGGAGATATATTACTTCGATCAGTAGTTCAAATTATCTTAAATTTTCTTCTGGTCAATATGTTCCTATTTTTCCAAATACATCTATTGCAGCAAGTGCATATAATTACACTGGTGTCGAAGTTGTTATGATTAACAATGGTGGTTCTGGTTATAATGCATACAATGATGGTATTGTTCGTGGTGTAGTAAACTCGACAGTTATTCAGATTGAAGCTACTGCTTCTGCTGATAATGATTTTTATACCAAAAATGGCATTTATATCTACAATAGTGGTTATGCTACTGCACAATTAAAAACAGTAACAAAATATGTTTCTAATAATGGTGTTAATTGGATTTATCTAGATTCTCCTGCAAATACCAATAATATTACTCCAAGCGTTACTCAGTATCACATTTCACCAAAAGTTGTGTTCAATACTGATGGTTCATCACAACCAAAAGCGTACAGTGTTGTGAATGGTATTTCTAATTCGATTAGTCAAATTGTTATCATTGATAATGGTCTTGGTGTTTCGAGAGCCAACGTCTCTGTACAAAGTATCTTTGGCGCTGGCGCTAATTTATATGCGATTGTACCTTTTCCTGGAGGTCATGGTTCGAATCCAGCAGCAGAACTTAATGTTCAAGGGTTTGCAGCTGCATTTTCTTTTTCGAATAATCAAGGAAATACAATTTCAACTAACATCACATACAATAAAATTGGTATTGTAAAGAATCCATATGTTCTTTCGAACACTGGTACAAAATCAATAACTCAATATTATGCAAATACATTTAATGCATTGCTTCAGGCTAATGTTACCAGTGGTGCAATTTTTACTGTTGGCGATACTGTTACAGGTCAAAATAGTGGTGCTGTTGGTACTGTTGCATATTCTAACTCTACTGTGTTATATCTTACAGGTGATAAATATTTCTCGAATAATGAAACTATTGCTTCAAGTAATGGAACAGTAGTCTCTACGATCCAAATAAATACACTTGGAAACATTTATACAAAAGACATAACACCAATATACATTCAGAACATTACTAATGTGACTCGTTCCAATACTCAAACTGAGTCCTATAAATTAATTGTTCAGGTCTAATCAGGAAGTAAAAGATGCCAATTAACACCGACTTAAATGTTGCTCCATTCTTTGACGATTACAATGCAAATAATGAATACTATCGTATTCTTTTTAGACCAAGTGTTCCTGTCCAGGCAAGAGAATTAACTCAAGTACAATCTATTCTTCAGGATCAGGTTGAGAAGTTTGGTAACTGGGCATTTAAAAATGGTGACATTGTTTCTGGTTGTACAATCATTGATATTCCTGTCCAGCCATTTGTTCGTCTTCAAGATTTTCAAATTAATGCTGCATCGTTTGACGTCACTGCCTTTGTTAACACACAGGTTGTTAGTGCGACATCAAACCTAACTGCTCGTATTCTATCATCAACTAGCGGTCTTGTATCTAATTTTCCCAATACTAATGTCATTTATATTAATTACATTAACACAGGTATTAATGGTGAAACATTATTCTCTAATAATGAAACATTAACTTTTTATAAAATTCCAAGAACAGGTAATGTAACAGCTGATACTATTGCAACTGTTAATACTTTCGCCAACGTAACATCATTCGCAGTTGGCGCTAATGCGACCGTTGGATATAATACATCTGGTAATGCCCATACGCTTTCTGTTTCTGATGGTGTTATCTTTATCAATGGCACATTCATTAAGGTATTGACACCAACAATCGGTATTGTTAATAACTTTGGCACATACGCTGCTAATAACGTTGTTGGTTTCCAGCTTATTGAATCAATCGTTACAGAAAATCAAGACACTTCACTATTAGATAATGCTCTTGGTTATCCAAATGAAAATGCTCCTGGCGCTTATCGTCTTAAGCTTGTTCCAACTATCATTTCATTAGATCCTGCAACAGCGGCAAACACTGCTGGATTCAATCCAATTGCTACCTACAACTATGGTGGTCTTGTTAATAAAGAAGTTGCTGGTGGTAGCGTATATTCTATCGTTGGCGATGCGATTGCTCAACGTATCTATGATGAAGCTGGTAACTACGTAGTTAACCCATTCGTTGTCGACACTGTAACTGGTCTAACAGGAAACAGCATTGTTTCTAGTCTTTCCGCTAACAATGTTCTTGGTCGTATTAATCCAGGTGTTGGTTATTCTCAGGGTCAAAGAATAGAAATTCTTAAGACAGCATACATCAATATGCGTCGTGGTGTTGATACACAAACAACAAAAGCACAACAGATTACTTTTAGCTATGGAAATTATTTCGTTGTTAATGAAGTTGCTGGTCTATTCCCATTCACTGGTGCACAAACAGTAAATCTTTATGATAGAGTGCAACAGGCTGTAACAAACAGAACATTTTCTGGTACTTCTCCTGTCGGTAACTTGATTGGTACTGCTTCAGTAAAATGTTTCTCTTATGTTTCAGGTATTCCTGGATCTAACACAGCATCATATTACTTACACGTATTCAATATTAAAATGACTGCTGGTTTTGCTGTGAGCCAGATCAAATCAATTTATTATGCATCTGCACCATATGGCATTGCTGACGTTTCTTCTGCAGGTGTCATCGGTTCTTCACTAAAAGATCAGCTTTATAAATTCGGGTCTGCTGGTATCAAGAATCTTAGAGATGCAAGCAATAATCAGAATACTCAATACACTTATCGCACAGCAAATACAACAGCAAGTATGTATGCAAATGGTGTGATTTCATTGACTATTGGACCTTCTGCTCCAGGCGGTACTGATATTCTTCCATTTGGTGTAGGACCACTAGCTGCTTCTGATGCTGCATCAATCACTGTTGTTGCTGCTAATAGTGTAGATACTAATGCTCTTGTTGGTACAATCTCAGTAACAAATACTTCAACTAATGTCGTTGGTACAAGCACATCGTTCCTTACTGATTTTACTCCTGGCGATAATATAAAAATTGGAAGCACTATTCGTACTGTTGCGAATGTTGTTAACTCTACAGCTCTTATTGTTGATAGTGTTTTCTTCCCAACTCTTGCCACACAGTCTGGTCAAACTTATTACAAGACATTCCAAGCTGGTAAAATTATTCCTGTTCTTTACAACAATGGTTATATCAACGTTGTTTCGAGCAGTGTATTCACTGTCTATACAGGCAACTCTGTAGCTGCAGGCACAAGTAATACTCTTCAAACTGCAATGGCTGTTGATGTTTATTATGATGTTCTTCGCACTGGCGTTGCTCCTGCAACTAAATCAATTAACAAGAATGTTTATGTTAAATTGAATCCAGCTTCTAGTATTGCTGGTCCTACTGGTCCATGGTGCTTGGGTGTAAGTGATATCACAAAATTGACTGCAGTTTATGGTTATCCAGATAGCAGCTTCTCTGGAACTGGTACCAATTTAACAACAAACTTCTCTTTCGATTCTGGTCAAAAAGACACTCACTACGATCTAGGCTACCTTTATAATAATGGTGGATACAGCCCAACTGCATATCCTTATCTACTAGTACAGCTTGATTGTTATACACCAAACTATACATCAGGTGTTGGATTCTTTACTGTCGAATCATATCCAGTTGATGACGTTAATTCAGCTAATACAGTTGGTGTATTAACTAAAGATATTCCTCTTTATATCGACGAAGCTGGAACTAAAATTTGGTTAAGAGATTATGTTGACTTCCGTCCAGTTGGTGCAAATACAGCTGCTATTGCAAATGTTGTATCTTCTGCCACAACTAACCCATTAACAACTCTTACCTTCGTAACACCTTCTGGTGGTATGAATGTTCCTTCATATGGTAAGAATTTACAGTCTGATTTCACTGCTTATCTTCCACGTAAAGATTTGATTATCGTTACTCCTGATAATGTGATCAAGGTTATTGAAGGTCTTTCTAGCACTGCTCCTCAATCACCTCTGTTTCCAGATAATGCAATGTCATTGGCAGTGCTTAACATTCCTCCATATCCATCATTATCATCTGATCAAATTGATTCAGATCAGGGTATCAATCAGCTTTCGAAAACTCTTATTCGTGATACTTCTACTGCCATTAATGTTAACCTCGTAACTAATCGTCGTTATACAATGTCAGATATTGGTAAGCTCGACACAAGAATTTCAAATCTTGAATATTATACACAGCTTTCGCTCCAGCAGCAAAAAGCTTCTAACATGACTGTTACTGATGCTAATGGTTTGAATCGCTTCAAGAATGGTATTTTTGTTGAAACATTCCAAGACTTCTCGCTTTCAGATGTTGCTAACCCAGAATATAGCATTGCTATTGATTCTAAAAAAGGTCAGGCTCGTCCTAAGTTTGTTACAGAACGTTTCAAATTCAAACTAAATACTAGTACCAGTACGAACTATCAACAGACTGGTAGAGCTATTACTCTTCCTTACACTAGTGTTTCGTTTATCAATCAGCCTTATGCAACAAAATATCGTTCATCAGCTCACGTTGCTTCGCACTGGAATGGTAGCATGGTTCTTCTACCTTCCTTCAATAATAACATTGATACAAATAACACAGCTTCTGTTAGCATCACACTTGATAATGCAACTCCTTGGCAGAATTTTGCTAATTCTCCATTCGGTTCAGTATGGGGTAATTGGTCAACATCAACCACATATGCGAACAGTTCAGTGATTAACGGAACAGGCTCTAATACATATAACGTAGAACTTGGTTATCAATATACACAGTCGACATCACAAGCTGCTCTTAATAATGCTATTGCTCAATACCAATCACAGGGATATGTAATTGGTGGTACTTCATTGACATTTACTAGCAGTCATGGTGGTATTGGTAGCAACGCTTCTATAACACAAATCAGTTAATCTGGAGAATATAAATTGGCAGTAATTCAAACAACGACAACAACAGCTACCACTACTGCTAACAGATCTGGTACGCAGCTAGTTGTTACATCACAAGCGAATACATTTAACATTGGTAATCTTGTTACTGATGTTAGTGTACAGCCTTATATTGCTCCTCAGATTATCTCATTTTATGCATATAATATGAGACCAAATAAACAAGTTCATATTTTCTTCGATAGCGTTCTTGTTGATCAGTATTGTTCTCCTGGTATTATTCCTGCTCTTGCATCTACCGGAACTGGTAATAGCTCTGTAAATTTTGACACTTCGACATATACTACTGTGCAACAAACTGCAACTTGGGGTTCTGTAATAACTACAGATTCTCAAGGTCACGTTGCAGGTCAGTTTGCTATTCCAGCAACAACATTTAAAACTGGTGATCGTGTTCTTGAAATTGCTGACGTTACCAATCTTGCGCAAGGCAATGATGCAATCACAACTCAAGCAACTGCTATCTTTACTGCTTCTAATCTCAGTGTGACAAAACAGGCTACTACGTTAACAACGGTTAATCCTATAATTTCGTCAATGCCTGTTACCAATAGTGTTTTCATCAGTGCTTCAAATACAGTTTCAAATACTGTTCTTGTTCCGGACGTTGTTAATATTGATTCGCAATGGGAACCTATTGCACAGGGTCTTACGATTAATACACCAAATAACGAAGCTGGTGTATTTGCGACTTCGATCACATTATTCTTTAAGCAGAAATCACAAATTTTAACAAATGGTGTTACTGTTTATCTTTGCGAAACAAATAATGGATATCCAGACGGTAGCAAAGTAATTCCATTTTCTACTGTACATTTAAGATATGCTGATATTGCAGTAAGTGCTGATTCTTCTGTTGGCACAACATTTACATTCGAAGCTCCTGTATTCTTGAATAATAGCAATGAATACGCTTTCATTGTTAAGCCTGATAATAATGATCCTGACTATTGGGTATACAGTGCAAACCTTGGTGATACAGATTTGCAATCTGGCATTCAAGTGTTCAGCCAACCAATTATTGGTACTGCATTTTATGGTGCTACAACTACTCAATGGACTGCGCTTCAAACTGAATACATTAAGTTCACATTGAATATTGCTAACTTCTCTGCTGGATCTGGCGAAGTTTACTTTAATAATTCGAACAATGAATATCTTTCAGTTTCAAATGTCCAGTATAATAATACTAGCGTTTCTATTCTTCCTGGCGATTTTGTTTATCAATCAACAAACTCTTTTGCTAATGCAACCAATACAACAGTAAATACTTCTATTGTTGGCACTCTTCATTACTATGACAGCGTGAAGAATATCGTATATGTTTCCAATTCTTCTGGTAACTATACTGCAAATTCTTTCATTCAAATTCATAGATTTGCCAATTCAAGCTCCACTACTTCTAACAATTCAACTCTTATTGCAACTGCAAATACTGGTTCTTTCTACAATCCGGTCGTCGATGCTTTTGTTCCAGAACTAGCTGTTATAACACCTGCCGGAACAAAAATTGCTCTTGATTATAAAGGTATCAGTAATACATTTGCAAATGATAGTTCTTCTTCATCAGTTGTACTTGGTTCTGAAACAGAATTTTTTGACAAAGAACGCATCATTGCAAGTAATTCGACAGAAGTAACAGATAACCTTAAGTCAGCGAATGTTCATGTTGCACTTAGATCTGACTCTGTTCTTCTTTCGCCGCTTATCGACACTGTTCGTGCACATGCTCTTGTAATTGGAAATAAAGTAGATTCTGTTTCTAACATCTACAATGAATATTACAACTATGGTTCTTCGAAGTCGAAGTATGTCTCACAGGTCGTTACTCTTGCTCCGGGACAAGATGCGCAGGATCTTCAAGTTACAGTTGTCGGTCATAGACCAACTGGAACTGACATCAAGGTATATGTTAAGTTTTTGAATTCAGAAGATTCTGATTCAATTTCAAATAAAACTTGGACTCCAATGTTGAACCAGGGATACAATACTTTCTCTGATCCAAGTAATCCAGGAGATTTCAGTGAGTTCCTTTATTCAACATATCCATATTATGGTATGATGAGCACAAATGGAACAATTACAGTAGCAAACACTTCAAATTCTATCACTGGAACTGGTACTCAATTCGGTACTGATGTTCAGGTTGGTTACTGGATTAATATGATGGCTAACTCTACGTTTAACGAAACTTCTCGTCAGGTTACTGCCATTACAAATACTACTTCACTTCAGATTAATTCACCGTTCAATGGTAACTATACTGCTAATGCTTACTTCGTTGTTCCACCACCAACTACAGCTTGGTTGTCTAGCAATACTATTACTCAGTTAGCTAACTCGAGCGGCTCATTCGCTAACTCTCTTGGTGCTGTTGCAACTGTTACTGCTAATACCACTTCGAATATTATCACTGGTGCAAATACTAACTTTACTTCATTGCTTCCAGGACAGATTTTAAATATCGGTGGATATAATCAGGCAATCGTTTCTATTGCCAATGCAACACAGCTTACAGTTGGCACTCCTTGGGCAGCTAACTTTACTGGTGCAAATGGTTATATCATTGGCAAGAACGGTCTGACTTATCTTAACAATAATAACAACCTTTATACTACATTCAAAAGATTCCAGATTAAGGTAATTCTTCAATCTAATGATTCATCTAAGGTTCCGATTCTTCAGGATCTTACTGCTCTTGCTCTACAGCTCTGAGGTACTATGAATAAATACATAAAGACAAATGTGGAAGGTTTGGTGAAGGATCCTAATTCTGGAGCCATCCTTAGTGTTGATAATGGTGGTCTTGATGCTTATCGTAAACAGAAATTAGTTCTTGAAGCAGCAAGATCAACTACACAGAGAGTAGATAAATTAGAAAATGATATCGGTGATATCAAACAGATGTTAGAACAATTATTAAAGAGACAATAAATGACAGCTTTAGTAGCCAATACACTTATAACTAATACGTTCGACTATTGGCGAAACCGCACCAATGAAGTCGCGAGTGCCATGTCAACTTTGGCAGTCACTGTTAATTCTAATACAGCTGTTGGTAATGCTGCCATCACTGGCGCTTTCAATTACAATACAGCACAGATTTATTCTTCAAATACAATGACCGCTGGTGCAACACTTCAGGTTATTGATTCATATTTGATTACTAATTACAGAACTGCTGACTATATTATTTCTGTTAAAGATAACACTGCTAATAATTATTACGCTTCTCGTTTTATGGTCACTCATGATTCCGGAACTGTTTATACTACTGAATATGCTGTACTTATTACTAACACAGCTATTGGTGTATTTGGTGCAACTATCAATGGTACTGCAGTTTCTCTAAACTTTACTCCTGTTTCAACGAATACAACTGTCAACTTTACCAGAACTTTAGTAACGGTGTAATAATGGCAACAAAAGCTAACATATCAATTGATCAGGGAACTACATTTAATACCATTATCTCATTGACAGATGATTCTGGCAATCCATTAGATTTGTCTGTGTATACAGCCGAATCACAAATTCGTAAATCTTACAGTTCAAGTAATGCGGTCAATTTTAATATAAGTTTATCTCTTGGTGAAATAACACTTTCATTAGATTCAAATACTTCTGGTAATTTAACTGCTGGTCGTTATGTGTATGACGTAATCGTTACTGATAGTTCAAATACAATAACAAGAGTTGTTGAAGGAATTGTAACTGTAAACCCTAGTGTTTCAAGGTAATATAAATGCCAATCATTGCTACGATCAAAAGACCAAATGTTATCATAGCAAACACGGTTGGTCTTACTACTACTGATTCGAATCCACCAATTGATCTTAAAAATAATATCACTGGTATTGCTCAGAGTTATGTTCACAACTTGCTCGACGTAGTAGAAAATTCTCCTGTTGATGGCTCTACATTAGTGTTTAATGCTAACACTCATAAATATGAAGTAAAACAAATAACAATTTTCGTGGAAGCCTTAGATGGCGGTTCTTTCTAAATAATGTAAACAATAAAAGGGAAAGAAATGTCAAACTTAATCCAAATTAAGAGAAGTAATACTTCTTCTTCGCCAACAACAACACTAAACAGTGGTGAATTAGCTTATTCTTATAATTCGAATGCTTTTTATGTTGGCGCACAAACTGGTGTAGGTGCGACAGCTGTACGAATTGGTGGTTATAAATACGGTTATCTTGATCAAGTAACAGCTCCAGGTGTTCTGACTTCTAACTCTGCAATGGTTGTTGATGCTAACTCGTTCATCAGCAATGTATTTTCCCAGGGTCTTTTCCTTCATAATTCTGAAGGTACAATCACTGTTAATTCTAGTGCATCTTACGTAAATGCTATTTCTTCCCAAGCAAATTCAAGTCAACTAGGTTCTATCAATTCTGCTGGTTCTAATAACGAACTTGCTACTACTGGCGCTATCACTACTTACGTCCAGGCTCAGGTTATCGGAGCAACAACTCCAGCTGGTGCAAATGGTCAGTTCCAGTACAATAATTCTGGAACAATTGCTGGTACTTCTAATTTCACTTATAATAATACTATTGGTGTCGTTTCAGTTGGTAATACCACTACCAATGTGCAGATGGGTTTCATCACCTCAACTTCTGCTACTCTTACTAGTTTTGGTAGTGTAAACAACTATGTTCAGATTGCTCACCAAAACCCTAATAGTGGTCCTGCTGCTTCTGCTGACTTTGCTGCATACAATGACGTTGGTGGTCTTCTTGGTACTAACTTCATTGACATGGGTATTAATAGTTCTCAATGGTCAAATACTCTTTGGACAATCAATGGTCCGAATGATGGTTATTTATTTACTGGTAATGGCGCTCTTACTCTTGGTTCGAATCTAGCAGCTGGTTATGTCAACTTCTTCACTGGCGGTACACTAACTACTAACGAAAAGCTAAGAATTGGTATCAATACTATTACTGTTGCAAATAGCGTATCTATCACTGCTAATGGTAGTGCAGGTACACTTGGTCAGGTTCTTACTTCTAATGGTTCTGGTCTTTATTGGTCTTCAGGTTCAGGTGGTGTAAATGCCGCTGCTCAGATTGCTTGGACTAATACTCAATCATTCTCGAACACAATTACATTCAGTGGTGCAATTCTAGCTAATACAGTAAATGCTACTTCTGTGACTATTGGTTCCTCTGTAGTAATGAACAGTTCGAACTTATACGCTCCTGCAGTATTTGCTCAATTCGCTGATCTTTCTGTTTCTGGTAACTTGACAGTTTCTGGTGTTGTTACTACCATCAACACTCAGCAGCTTACTGTTAATGATAACATTATCGAGCTTGCTTCTAACAACAGAACTAGTGATTCGGTAGACTTTGGTCTTTATGCTCCTGCAGGTAACTCTACCTCAGTTTGGTATTCAGGTATTGGTCGTATTGCTTCGAAATCATCGAACAATAGTCCATACTTCCAAATTTTTGCTTCAAATACAAATCCAAACACTTCACCTACTTTTGATCTTTCTGCATCAAATAGCGCGACTGGTACTTTACAAGCATACCTAGCTCCTTATGGTGTTGGTGGTGGTCTTATTGCCAATACATCAAATGTTCAAATTACAGCGAACTCTACACTCGGTGTTAACTTCTCTGCCAATACTTTGGTGTTAAGTTCTGCTCTACTTGCTACTTCTGGTGGTACTGGCGTTAACACTTATGCTGCTGGTGATATTCTTTATGCTGGTACATCAAATCCAACAGCACTAAGTAAACTGTCTATTCCTGGATCAGTAGCTAACGGACAAGTACTCATGATCACCAACAACCTACCAGCCTATGGTTCACTCGACGGTGGTACATTCTAATCATTACTGGGTTACAGAGATATTATACTAATGAATGAAGAGTTTGTCAACACTTATATTGAAGTGATGAATAATAAATTGACAGATCTCATCAAAAATGAGATTCTACTGCAAACGAGACTAGTGATTGCCGAGAAATTGATCGCTAGTCTCCAAGCAGACGTTGAGAAATTACAGTCAAGCTTAAATAAGAAGACTGCAAAGATCAAAGAAGATTTTTAACCTCGGTATATACCGTTAAAGAGGAAGCCAAATGGCTAATAATATTATCCAGCATAAGAGAACGTCCACTGCTGGACGAATTCCTAATACAACAAATTCATCTAACACACAGTATATTGCTGCTGGTGAATTTGCGCTTAACATGCCGGATCAAATCCTCTATACTTCAGATGGTACTAGCTTAATATACGTTGGTTCTAATGTATTGAATCAATCTGTGACCAATACAATATACATTGGTAATTCTAGTGTCAATTCTGTTGTCAACTCTACAATCTTTGCAGCTGCTAACACTACAACCAATTTCGTTGCTCTTAGCGCAAACGCTTTGATTGGTGGTCAAAATCTTGGTCCAACAATTACGCTTGGTTGGCCAGGAAATAATGGTCCTGGCGGTAACACTTGGTTTGGTGTTGTTAACAATCCAACATATGCGTCAGCAGCTAACTTATTTTTTGCAAATTCTTCTGTTTTACAGATAGGTAACAATTCTGCATATGTTACCATGAATGGAACAACATTCTCTGGTAGTTCTAATAATTCATCTTATCTTGGTGGAACTGCTGCTTCTTCTTATCAGCTCAATTCAACACTAGCTGCTAACGTTGCTATTCTTACTGCTAACAATGCCAACAATCTTGGCGGTGTTGCTGCTTCTTCTTATGTTAATACTTCTGGAAGCTATACATTATCAGGTGTTATAACACATAACAATAATCTCATACTAAACAATAATAAAAGTTTAAATTTCCAAACAGTTAATACTTTTGCATACTCATCATTTATTCAACAAAATGATGACAATTTCGTTATGTATTCGACTAACGCAACTTATGGTCAGAGAGCAATATGGACAGTATTTGCAAATAGTTCAACTTCTAGTTTCAAAGCTGTTGTTCCTTTTGAAGTAACATCTACTTTGGTTGCTGGTAGCTCAAATGGTAACGCAGGGCAGGTTCTCACTTCGAACGGTGCTAGCCCTCCTTATTGGTCAACTATAGCTGCAGCTACTGGCACGAATACAGCGGCAGCTTTTACATGGACAAATAACCATACGTTCAATGCTAACGTATCTATCAATGGTGGTTTGTTTGGTTTGAATAGTAATACAAGCGCCATATATTTTAATGGTATTACTGATGCTAATTGGAGAATGGGTCGCAATACTGGTGTAACTACCAAATTCTATTACACGAACAATACCGTTGATATCATTGCGGCTGCTTCTAATCTTGAAGGTTTTGTAATTGGTCAGGGTTCGGGTAATACTTACCTTGAAACTGGTTATGCAGGTACATTCACAAAGAATCCAATCTATGTTGGTAACTCTACTGTTAATGCATCTATTAATTCAACTACTTTTTCTGGCACTGCTAATAATTCTGCTTATCTTGGTGGTATAGCAGCTGCATCTTATACTACTGCATTCCAGTTAACAAATAATTTAGCGAACTATGCTGCACTTTCTGGTGCAGTATTTACTGGCGCAATTACTGTTCCTTCTGTTAATCATGGTAATAATAGTGTAAACGTAAATATTAACTCCACTTCTATTGCTATTAATGGAAGCGTTGGCACAACTAATCAAGTATTAACATCAAATGGCACAGCAACGATTTGGCAAACAATTACTAATATTGCCAATGCTGACGCTCAATATACTTGGTCGAACACCCAAACATTTACGAACACTATTATATTTAATAGTACAATAAATGGCACAGCTAACAATGCATTAAATGCTAATAATTCTGCTTATCTTGGTGGTGTTGTTTCTTCTTCTTATGTTACATCGTTCCAGCTGTCTAATAATCTTGCTAACTATGCTGCACTTTCCGGCGCTCTGTTTACTGGTGCAATTACTGTTCCTTCTGTAAACCACGGTAACAACACTGTTAATGTTAATATCAATTCTACAGCAATCGCAATCAATGGTGGAATAGGAACAAATAACCAAGTATTAACATCAAATGGTACAGCAACAATTTGGGCAAGTGTTACTGGTGGTAGCGGTAGCGTTAATACAGCAAGCCAATATACTTTTACAAACACCATCACATTTTCCAATACTATAGTTGTATCCAGTGTAATTACAGCAAATGGTTCGAATGGTACAGCTAACCAAGTATTGACATCAAATGCTACTGGTGGTGTTTATTGGTCAACAGTAACGGGTGGTGGTAGTTCATTTAGTAATGGTGCATCTATTGCTGTATCTAATATTGCCTTTACAAACGCGACAGGTACAAGCACTGGTGTTGCATATCAGTTCATAAATACAATATCTGGAAGTCTTGACACGGTATTCTCATAATGGCAAATACAGTTAGCAGATTAGCTAATACTGGTAATCTACAAACCTACAGCTACATCGACGAAGTAACAAATAATCCTAATGCAATGGGTAGTATTTCATTCACTGCAGCATCAACTCAATATTTAAATCTTCCAACCTCAGCGGCTTCTTCGTTTACTTTTGGCGCTGGTGATTTTACTATTGAATTTTGGGTAAATTTTACATCTTTTGTATCGGGCGCAAGTCAGATATTCGACTTAAGACCCGCAGGTACTTCATCAACAACAAATTATATTGTTATTGGAGCATCAACAGCCGGTGTTATATCAACTACCCTCAGTGCTACTACAATAACTGGACCAACATTATCTATCAATACTTGGTATCATGTTGCCGTTGCTAGAGCAAGCGGCACTTCAAGATTATATATTAATGGATCGCAAGTTGGTTCGAGCGTATCTGACTCCACTTCTTATACTGTTGGAGCTAACAGACCTATTATCGGTGCCGATGGTAACAATCCATCAGCAACTTATGCGTTGAATGGTTATATATCAAATTTCCGTATTGTAAAAGGTACAGCAGTATATACATCAGCATTTACTCCACCAAAGCAACCGTTAACACCTATTACTAATACATCTCTGTTATTAAATACGCCATACACTAAAGATGCATTTTTAGATTCAAGTCCAAATGCTTTTACAGTCACTAACGTCGGTACTGCTTTATCAATAGCATCAACTCCATTTTTACCAAATGCATATTATGGTATATATTTTAATGGTAGCAAATTGACAGCTCCGTCTAGCGGAGCTTTTACTCTTTCTAGTGGTAATTGGACTATTGAAACTTGGTTATATCAAACAGCTGTAGTTCCTGCTTCAAACCAATGTCGATTTATAATGATTGGAGTTAATGGTACATCGAATTCTTTTACCGTTTATCTTAATCCAGACTCAACTATTTCTGCTAGTCGACCGCTTACAGGTTCTACTGGTGTTTCTAGTAATACATCTATTGCTTTGAATACTTGGTATCATGTTGCAGTAGTTTCAAATGCTGGCTCTGCTACGATATATTTTAATGGTAAAAGCGTTACGACAACACCAGTAACTATTACACAACCTGGAACAGGAGCTGCTGTATTAAATATTGGATATGATACAGTTGGCACTGTTAATGCACAGTTCAGTGGTTATCTTTCTAATATTCGTATCTCTAATAACTCAGCAATTTATACATCAAATTTCACACCACCACTTTATAATCTTCCACCTGGTAGTGCATCTTTAGTTACTGGTCAATCACCAACTATTATTGATAATTCGCCAAATGCATTTACGCTAACAAATACGAACAACTGTTTACCTCTTCAGTTGTTACCATCATATGCAGCAAATCTTGGTTTAACGGTTAGTAAACAATACAGCAATGGTGTATTACAAACTTTTAATAATTTTGATGAAATGTCTTTAAATCCTAATTTAACTGGAAGTATTTCGCTCAATGGTACATCTCAGTATTTAACTTGGTCATCAGGCTCTGGTGTTGCATTTGGTACAGGCAATTTTACTGTTGAAGCTTGGATATATCTTACTGCTACACAAGCATCGCAATATATTATCGATGCTAGAGATTCAACACATACAACATCTTGGGCATTTGGTTTTGGTTTGAGTGGTGCTGGTCGTCTTGGCTGGTATAGCAGTGGTGCTATACGTGCAAATGATGCATCAACAACAGATTTTCCAACTGGTCAATGGTTTCATGTTGCTTACGTTAGAAGTGGAACAACAGGAACGATTTACAGAAATGGTGTTTCAGTAGCAACAGCCACTGACTCCATAAACTATACAGTAACACCCACAACTAGCACTATTGGAAGTTATTATGGTCTTGTAGTTGGCGGTTATTTTCCTGGTTATATTTCAAATCTTCGTATTGTAAGTGGTGTTGCTGTTTATACTGGTACGTTCACGCCACCAACAAACTTATTGACAATAACACAAGGTTCTGGAACTAATATTTCTGCTATTACTAACACAGCAAGTACAACGTTATTATTGAGAACTCTTAAAACAGATTTAACTGATATCAGTGTATATAATAATCCAATTGCAAAAGTTGGTTCTCCAACAAATTCTACGGTTAGTCCATTTCCTATTATTGGATTTCCTGATGGTTATTTCAGTACTTACTTTAATGGTTCAGCATATTATACTGTTCCAGCAAATACATCTTTAGTATTAGCTGGATCGAATTATACTGTTGAATATTGGATGTATCCAACGCTTGTCAATGGAACACAGCAAGACCTTGTCAATAAAAATTTAGCAAGTACATTTGGTTATACTTTTCGTATAGAAACTGATAATACAATGACGTATTATACAGATAATGGAAATTTAAAAACATCAGCTCTTGCTAATAATACTTGGTATCACGTAGCAACAACATATGATGGTACAACTACTAGATTGTTTTTAAATGGAACATTGGCAAATTCAAGTTCAAGCGTAACCATTGTTTCCGCTGATGATACTTCAACGCAGGCATTATATGTTGGAGCAAGAGCTTCTGATCAATTTTTGAAATATAATGGGTATATTTCTAACCTTCGTATTGTTAAAGGAACAGCATTATATACAACTGGATTTACTCCATCAACATCACCTTTGACTACAACAAGTCAAAGTGCTAATGCTTCACAAGTTTCATTACTTACATCACAGTCATCAACATTGAAAGACAATTCACTTAATGGTTATACACTGACATCGAGTAGTACAACTCAGCAGACTAGCCCTATTCCATTTGCTACGCCAAACTTTGTATTGCCAGCAAATACAACGGTGATGAAATTGTCCAATACAGGTATTACTCAAATATTTAATCAGTTTGATGAAGTAACAGGTACATCATAATTAAAATAGGAAATTAAAATGGCAAAACTTATAGGTGGAACAAGAGTTTATGGTTCATTATTAGTTGACGGTGCAGGTGCTGGTTATTCAAATATGACTGTATTTGTTACTGGTTCTGCAGCAACATATACTTTTCCAACAGCTTTGCAATTTGCAGGAGCTAAAATTAAAGTAACTATTATTGGTGGTGGTGGTGGCGGTGCTGGCTCTGCTGCAACTATTGGTTCAGTTGGTGGTGGTGGTGGATCTGGAGCTGTAATTGTTATTTACTTAACAGTTGTTGCTGGTGTATATACTATGACATATACAGTTGGTGCTGCAGGAACAGCTGGTGCTTCTGCTGGTGCAGGTGGTGCTGGTGGTCTTTCGAGTATAACTTATAACGGTACAACATATGCTACTGTTGCTGCTGGTGCTTCTGTTTCTGGTGGTGCAGGTGGAACTGGTGGAACGCAATCAGCAATTACAAATGGTACAACTGCCAATGCATTAGGCATTAACGGTCAGGCTGGTGGTACTGGTGGCATTGCAGCTGCAACTACTTCAGTAGTTGGTATTGGTGCTAGTACACCACTTGGTTATGGTATTGGCGGATTAACACCAACACCAATCACTGGTGCTAATGGTGTTGCTGGCACTGGATTTGGCGCTGGAGGATCTGGTGGTTATGCTGGCTCTGCTGCAACTGGTCGTTCGGGTGGTGCAGGAAGCACTGGTGCAATCATTATTGAATACTAAGGAAATAAAAAATGTCAATTACATATTCTTATAGAATAACAAACGTTTTATGTTATCCAACATACCAATCATTAGAAAATCTTGTATTCACAGTTTTATGGGAATACAAAGGTACAGATGGTACATACAGTTCTATTGTATTAGGAAGTACAGATATACCATATAATCCAGCAACTGAATATAAACCTTTTGCAACTTTGACAGAAACAGATGTTATTTCTTGGGTTGAACAATATACTGATCCAGCAGTAATAACTGATGCACAAGCTTTAATTAATACATCAATTGACAATTCAGCTAATCCACCTACTGTAATTAATCCTACCTTGCCTTGGGCAGTTGGATAAATAATAAAAAGAACTCGGGGAAAGGGAACCGATAATGTCAGCATTAGACTTCCAAGTTAAAAATGGCGTAGTTGCAAATACGTATTTAATCGTCGGCAACTCTTCTGTCAATGCGACAGTAAATTCTACTTTCTTCACTGGCACGGCTAATAACGCTTTATACGTTGGAACTGTTTCTGCGGCTAACGTTGTATCAAATGCACAGTTGCAAGCTAATCTCCAAAACATCAATATCTCTGGTAGCACAGCTAATAATGCTACTCATGCTTTCGGTAAAAACGAAGCTGATCTAAACGTCAACAGTGCGTTGACTTCGCTTACCGCTAATAATGCATTGTATCTTGGTGGAACTATTGCTGCGAGCTATGCGCTTCTAGCTTCCCCAACATTCAGTGGTGTTGTTTCTGTTGGTTCGAATGTAAGTTCAAACAGCTCTGCTATTTTTGTTGGTAACTCTACTGTTAATGCATATCTTACCAGTACTGGTGTTTTCATTAATGGTACTGCATTTTCATCTGGTGGTGGTTACTATAAAGGTAATGCTGGCACAGTTGGCGCGCCTTCAAATGCAAACAATCTTTTCCGTATTAATGGAAATACGATGTCAAATAATATTACCATTGCTGCTGGTGAAAATGCTCTGACTACTGGTCCGATCACTATTGGCACAGGTAATACGTTCACAATTTCAACTGGCGGTAGAGCGGTGATCATCTAATGAGTACACTTTCAGTAACAACAATTAATACAGCTAATGGTACAACCGATCTAACGGTTACTTCTGGCAATACTGTCGGTGGTAAAGTTATTGTCTCTTCGGGTGGTGGTGTATTTCTCCAAGGCAATTCTGGTGCAAATGCTATTGTTATTGCTACCAATAATGCAGTAACATTTAGTAATACAGTTAATATTACTGGTGCCACTACATTTAGTAATACAGTTAATATTACTGGTGCTGCTACATTTAGTAATACAGTTAATATTACTGGTGATACAACAGTTGCCGGTAACTTTTCAATGGCGTCCAGCTTCAAGCGTAACCGCATCATCAATGGAAATTGCGCGGTGGACCAGCGCAATGCTGGCGCGGCACAAACGATCACCGCTGGTGCGGCTTTGACCTATACGGTTGACCGTTTCTACGCTTACTGCACAGGCGCGAACGTGACGGGTCAGCAAGTGGCTGGCGCGACGGCAAATCAGTATCGCTATCAGTTCACTGGTGCTGCATCCGTCACTGCCATCAATTTCGCGCAGCGTATCGAAGCTCTCAACTGCGCTGATCTTGCTGGCACGACGGCAACCTTCTCCGTCGATCTGGCGAACAGTCTTTTGACGACCGTGACGTGGACTGCCTACTACGCCAACACGACGAACACGTTTGGCACTTTGGCGTCTCCTACGGTCACTTCCATCGCCACCGGAACGTTTACCGTCAGCTCGACGGTGACGCGCTACAATGTGCAGATTGCCATTCCTTCTGCGGCTACGACTGGCTTGCAGATTGTTCTTTCTGTTGGCGCGCAGACCAGCGGAACGTGGACGATTGGTAATGTGCAACTTGAGGCAGGGTCAATTGCCACGCCCTATGAGCGCCAGATTTACAGCGATCAGTTGGCGCAGTGTCAGAGGTATTATCAAGCTGGTAAATTTGGTCAAGCCGGTTACATTTTGAACTCAACAGCAATGTTTTACCAACAATCATTTGCTGTTGAAATGCGAACCGCCCCATCGATGGCTACAAGTTCAGTTTCCTCTACAAATCTCAACTCGCTGGCATTAAATCCATACTCAGGTCAATTTCAAATTTACGGAGTTGGCGCGTCCACTGCCGGTGCCTATTACTATGGAAACTTTACAGCATCAGCGGAGCTTTGATCATGTACACCAATATCAAATACAGGTAATTAATAAATGTCAACATTACAAGTAGCAAACATTGTTGGTCAACCAACATCTAATTTAGGTACAACTTCTGTTCAATCAGTTGCTGTGTCAGGTACACTAACACAAAATGGTGCTGCTACATTTAGTAATACAGTTAATATTACTGGTGCCACTACATTTAGTAATACAGTTAATATTACTGGTGCCACTACATTTAGTAATACAACAACACATACTGGTGCTGCTACATTTAGTAATACAGTTAATATTACTGGTGATACAACAGTTGCCGGTAACTTTTCAATGGCGTCCAGCTTCAAACGCAACCATCTTATAAATGGGAATATGCTATTTGCTCAACGTGGTACTTCTGGCGCTCTTCAAAACAATAGTTCCATATACCCCAGCATCGATCGCTTTGTCGCATACTACAGCGCGGCTGGCGGCGCGGGAACTTTTTCGCAAGTTGCATCTGGTTTAACTGGGTTTCAATATGCTGCCAAATTACAACGCGCCTCCGGCAACATGGTTACATCTGCTTATGCTTTGGGACAGGCTTGTGAAACGCTGAACAGCGTCGACCTGCAAGGAAAAAGTATTACGCTTTCTTTCTATGCAAAAGCGGGTGCAAATTTAAGCCAACCAATAGGTATAAATATTTACACCGGTACTGGAACTGATCAAAGCTTCAGCAACATGACTGGTGGAGCATGGACCGGAGAATCAACAATTGTAAGCACTAGCACATCGATAACAACGGGATGGGTGTTATATGCGTACACGGGGGCAGTTTCTTCTACAGCTACACAAATAGGGTTTCAAGTTTCTTGGAACGCTTCTGGAACGGCGGGCGCGGATGAGAGCTTGTACATCACAGGCGTCCAGCTCGAAGTCGGAACCAAAGCCAATCCTTACGAGCTGCAAATCTACAGCGACCAATTGGTGCAGTGTCAGAGATATTATGTTCAAGAAAGCGGAATATTTTTTGCTAGATTTTTTCAATCGGTGGCTTCTTTTGGTTATCCTAGTTTATATTTGCCTGTAACAATGAGAACAGCGCCAACTGTTACTATTCCAGCATATACAAATGCAGGTACAGCATCAGGTTCACCATCAGCAGCAATTATTACATCGAGACAAATTACTTTTGCACAAACTCCTTCTGGTTCTGGAGAAGGCAATATTTCTAATGTTACATATACAGCATCAGCGGAGCTTTGATCATGTACACTAATACTCAATATATTTCTTTTAATGGTGTAGTTACAGGAATTAGCTGTGATATTAATAATATAGCTGGTTTCATTCCAATTGATTCTACAAATACAGATTACAAAAACATTATGACATTAGTAGAAGCTGGTACGCTTACTATTACTCCAGCACCAACAGCAAATACAGGTAGTTAACATATGTCAACATTACAAGTAGCCAATATTTGGTTTGAATCTACTGCCAACAATAGATTTCAGTATGCTGGTTCTAATACGATCAATATTGTTGCTGGTAGTTCGACTACACTCACAGTAAATTCAACAGCTGTAATTGCTAATTCTCTTGCTGTCAGTAATACTATTACAGTAACTGGTGCAGCTACTTTCAGTAATACACTTTCTGATAGCATTGGTAATATTCGAAATGTTCCAGTTAATTCACAAACAAGTGGTGCTTATACACTAGTTGCTTCTGATAATGGTAAGTTTATTGACATTACAGGTGGCGGCATTGTTGTTCCTGCTTCTATTTTTTCAGCAGGACAATCAGTAACCATTTATAATGACAGTTCAGCAAATCAATCTATTGTACAAACTTCTGGTGTAACAATGTATCTTGTTGGTTCATCAACTACAGGTAATCGTACACTTGCACAACGTGGGTTAGCTACAGTATTTTGCGTTGGTGCCAATACATTTGTTATCACTGGCGGCGGTTTAACCTAATGTCAATTTATAATGTTTTACTAGGTTCATTATCAAAAGTATTTCCTACATCATTTGATTATCTAATCGTTGCAGGTGGTGGTGGCGGTGGTACTGGTGTTGGTGGAGGGAATGGTATTGCAGGTGGTGGTGGTGCAGGTGGTGGTTTTGTATCAGGAACAACTTCTGCTGCTGGAATAAGTTATAATGTTATTGTTGGCGCAGGTGGCGCTGCTTCTACTTCTGGTGGTCAGGGTGGTGTTTCATCATTTGGTAGCATTTCTGCAACAGGTGGCGGCGGCGGTGGCGCATACTATTCTGGTGGTGGTTCTGGCGGTTCTGGTGGTGGTGGCGGCACTGCGGGTAGTGGTGGAACCGGAACTGTTGGTCAAGGACATAATGGCGGCGCTGGTAATATTAATCAAAATGGTGGTTCTGGCGGTTCTGGTGGTGGTGGTGGCGCTGGAGCAGTTGGTAACGCAGGTTACCAAACTCAAATTTGTTCTAGCTACTATTGTTGCGGAAATTATTATCCATCAACTACTATTAATGATTATGGTGGAGATGGTGGCGCTGGAACAAGTTGGTCTGTAAATGGAACTTACTATGCTGGTGGTGCTGGTGGTCATGGATTGAGCGGCAGTGGTAATGGTGGTGTAGGTGGTGGCGGATATGGAGCTGGTTCTCTTGGCAATGGTGCAAATGCTCAATCTGGTACAACTAATTTAGGCGGCGGTGGTGGTGGTGCTAGATTTCCTGGCTATTCTGGTAGTGGTGGTTCTGGTATTATTATCATTCGTTATGCAGGAACACAAAAATATAGTGGCGGAACTGTTACTTCTTCTGGTGGTTATACATATCATACATTCACTGGTTCTAGCATACTTGCTCCACTTTAATAAGGATTAAACTATGGCACATTTTGCACAAATTGATGAAAATAATATTGTAACAAATGTTATTACTATTAGTAATGATGATATTATTGATGCAACTGGTAAAGAAAATGAAACCATTGGTATTGAAATTTGTAAAAAAATATTTGGAGAAAATACAAAATGGATCCAGACCAGTTACAACAGTTCATTTCGTAAAAATTATGCAATAGTTGGTGAAACTTATGATGTTGAACGAGATGCATTCAGAGAAACTAAACCTTTTTTTGCTTCTTGGATTTTAAACGAAACAACTTGCAAATGGGAAGCTCCTGTTAATCTACCAGAAGATTCAAAAAATAAATTATACGAATGGAATGAGTCTACATTATCATGGATTGATAAAACTCCTACAAAACCATCTTCGTTTCCTTCTTTTATATTTGATAGTATGAAAGAAAAATGGATTCCACCTATTCCTTATCCTACTGATGGTAAAGATTATAGATGGAATGAAAAAAATATATCTTGGGTAGCTATCACTCCAATACTTGATGGTACTGCACCGAAAGTTATATAATATGATGAAATCTGCACAACATATATTTGGTAACGTACTTACAATTGTTTATGATTTTCCAGAAGTAAATGATATTTTACCAATGCATAATCATACAGAAATTGATATACATTTTAGTATAATTGCTAGAGGATCATTTCATATTCGTGGAGATGATTGGGAAATGAATTCTAAAGCAGGAGATATTGTTGATTGGGAACCTGGAAAAGCGCATGAATTTATTGCTCTTGAAGCAAATTCGCGTTTAATTAATATTCCTAAGAATAGATAAATATTAAAAACAAGGGTTGAAATAAATGGCAGTACCAGCATCAAGAGCAGATTTTAAAGCTTATTGTCTACGTAAGCTAGGCGCTCCTGTAATTGAAATTAATGTTGATGATGATCAGGTTGAAGATCGTATCGACGAAGCATTTCGTTTTTATTGGGACTATCATTTCGATGGTGTTGATAAAACTTATTACAAGTATCAAGTAACACAGACTGATATTGATAACAAGTATCTTCCTGTTCCTGATAATATTATTGGTATTGTCAATCTTTTCCCAATCGGTCAGGCGTTGAATACAAATAACCTATTCAACATTCGTTATCAGATTGCATTGAACGATCTTTATACACTTACTTCTGTCTCGATGGTTCCATACTACATGGCTCTCCAGCACATCCAGTTTCTTGAACAGATGCTCGTTGGTCAGCAGCCTATTCGATATAACCGTAATGTTAATAAGTTGTATATTGACATGGACTGGAATATCATCAACGTTGGTGATTATATCATTGCAGAAGCTTATCAGATCGTTGATCCAGATACATTTACAAAGACATACTCAGAGCGTTGGTTGCAGAATTATGCAACTATTCTTATCAAAGAACAGTGGGGATCAAACCTAAAGAAGTTCGGTAATATGCAACTTCCAGGTGGTATCACTTTTAATGGTCAACAGATTTATAATGAAGCGCATGAAGAGCGCAGAGAAATGGAAAAGGAAATGATCATTTACAACAGTATCCCAGTTACAGATATGATCGGCTGACGCGACCGTTTGACTAAATACTTTTTATATAGTAGAATATAATGTTCTATAATTTAAGGAGTTTTAAAATGGAAAAGTATGGGTTTGTTTATCTTTGGTTTGATAAAAAACGTAAAATGTATTATGTTGGATGTCATTGGGGATTTAAAAATGATGGATATATTTGTTCTTCGAATAGGATGAGAAAAGCATTTAAGCGTAGACCTAAAGATTTCACAAGAAAAATATTAATTGAGAATATTTCTAACAGAGATCAGATGTTCGAAGAGGAATATAAATGGCTTTCCTTTATTAAAAATGAAGAATTAGGTCAAAAATATTATAATTTACGTAAGCATAAATGGGGTCATTGGACAACTGATATAAATTCTTCGTTATCAATAAGAGAAAAAATTTCACAAAAAACTAAAGAAGCGATGTACCGCCCATCAGTTAGAGAAAAATATCTCGCTGGATTAGCTACAAGAGACACTAGAAGTTCTGATATTGAAGTTCGAGAAAAACGTCGCCAATCAATGATTGGTAAAAATGTAGGTAAAGATAATTTTAAAGCTCGTGAAATGGCTGCAGCTGCTAACAGAGGCAAAAAACTTTCTGAAGAACGCAAGAACCAAATTAGAGAAACAACACATTTCAAAGAACTAAATAATAAGAAAATTAAATGTCAGCATTGTGAATATGAGGGCAATGCAGGAACCATAGGTCGTTACCACAATGCCAAATGTAAACATAAGAATATAATCTGATGTCAACTAATTTTTATTTCAATAACTATAAATCTTCGGGCGAACAAGATTTGCTGGAAAATTTGATTATTGAAGCGATCAAAATTTATGGTGAGGATATGTTTTACATTCCTCGTAATATTAATAACCTCGATCAGGTTTACACAGCTGACGATCAATCATCGTATACCAATGCTTATCTTGTAGAATTTTATATCAAATCAGTTGATGGATTTTCTGGCGATGGTAATTTCATGTCTAAGTTTGGTCTTGAAATTCGAGATCAGGTTATTTTCTCTATTGCACAAAGAACATTCTCTAATGAAATTGGTGCATACACAGCAATTACTAGACCACGCGAAGGCGATTTAATTTATTTTCCATTGAACAATAAATGTTTTCAGATTAAATTTGTCAACAAGTTTGAAATGTTCTATCAATTAGGTTCATTACAGACTTGGGAAATGACTTGTGAATTATTCGAATACAGTGACGAAACATTCAGCACTGGTATTCCAGAAATTGATCGTATCCAAACTCAGTATAGCACTAACATTCTTGATTATTCTATTATGACAGAACAGAATGAACCTATTACAAATGAAGATGATGATTATATCGAGGTTGAACAATATAACCTAGATAATATTGAAGGTACAGGAACAAATGATATCATGGCAAATGAATCTTCAGGTTTCATAGATTTTACGGCTCAAGATCCATTCAGTGAAGGTCATTTCTAATGTTCGGTCAAAATTTTTATTTTTCAACAATCCGTAAATATGTTACCTTATTTGGCACGTTGTTCGATAATATTTCTATTATCAGAACAGATACAAACGGAAACATGACGCAGCTTATTAAGGTGCCAATCACTTACGCGCCAAAAGAAAAAATGTTGGCTCGTCTTCAACAAGATCCTAATATTGATCGTCCAACAGCAACAATGACGCTTCCTGTAATGTCTTTTGAAATGGTTGGTGTGAATTACGAACCATCAAGAAAACTACATACTGTTGGAAGAGTTGCACATGTTGCAAATACAGCAAATTCTTTAAAGTATCAATACAATCCTGTTCCATATAATTTTGATTTCCAGCTTAATATTCTTGTAAAAAATACAGAGGATGGAACAAAGATCGTTGAACAGATTCTTCCTTTCTTTACTCCTGATTTTACTGTAACTGTTCAACTTATTCCAGAAATGGGTATCACTATGGAAATACCTGTTGTACTACATAGAGTAAGTCACAGTGATACATATGATGGTTCATTTACTGAACGTCAATCATTAACTTGGACTTTAGATTTTACCATTAAAGGTTATATCTATGGACCAGTAAAAACTACCAAAGTTATTAAGTATACAAATACTGCTTTCTACACTCCTCATGTTCCCGATGGTCAGTTACAATCTGCTGTTGGAAATGTTGGGGCAGTTTCATACGTGCAAATTCAACCTGGTTTAACAGCCAATGGCGAACCTACATCTAATGCTTCTCTTTCAATACCAGTATCAGATATCGTAGCTTCCGACGACTTTGGTTATGTTATAACTAAAACAGATACAGATTCAATAGAATGACAAATAGTGCAAATAATGATCCATTGAGTGCAGCTTTTAATCTTGCTCCTATGCCTAAAAATGATCCTATAAAATCAATTGTAGCAGCAGCGCATGATGATAGTGCTAAGAATGATTTCGAAATGGCTCGTGCTAATATTCACGAGATTATTCAGAATGGTTCTTATGCTATTGAAAAACTAGCACAGATTGCAGATAGTTCGCAACACCCAAGAGCATTTGAAGTACTTGGTACTCTCATGAAAACAATGCTCGATGCTAACAAAGATCTGTTAGATATTCAAAAGAAAATTCGTGACATTAGTTCATCTGATGCTCCAACTAATGAACAGGCTCAGCAAGTGACAAATAATCTGTTTGTTGGTTCGACAGCTGAGTTACAAAAAGTAATCGAGAATATGAAAAATGGTAGCAGCTCCTAAAGCACCACGTGGTTATAATGGTAACATTAATCTAAAACGTGCAAGACAATCAATAGAATGGACACCTGAGCTTGTACAAGAATACGTAAAGTGTTCTCAAGATCCAGTATATTTTACTGAAACATATATGAAAATCATCAATATTGATCGTGGTCTCGTTGCATTCAAATTATATCCATATCAAAAAGATATGATTCGTTCCATGGCGGACAATCGTTTCAATGTTATTGCAACTGCTCGACAAGCTGGTAAATCGACTGTTACTTGCGCTTTCGTGCTCTGGTATATTATCTTCCATAAAGAAAAAACAGTTGCACTGCTTGCCAATAAAGGCGAGACAGCACGAGAAATTCTTGGTCGTATCCAGTTAGCTTACCAGCATCTTCCGACATGGTTGCAGCAGGGTGTGAAGGAATGGAACAAGGGTTCTATGGAACTCGAAAATGAGAGCCGTGTTATTGCAGCAGCAACAAGCTCTGATGCTATTCGTGGTTATTCTATCAATCTTCTATTCATCGACGAAGCAGCATTTATTGAAAATTGGGATGCATTTTTTACCTCAGTTTATCCTACCATTTCATCTGGTAAAGAATCAAAAATTGTTCTTGTGTCAACTCCAAATGGTTTGAATCATTTTTATAAAATTTGGGTTAATGCCAATGAAGGTAGAAATGGATATTCATTTACTAAGGTAATGTGGCAAGACGTTCCAGGTCGAGATGAAAAGTGGCAAAAAGATACTCTTGCTGCTATGAACTTCGACATGGAGAAATTTGAGCAAGAATATTGCGTTGAATTCCTTGGTAGCTCTGGCACTCTTATCGCTGGTTGGAAATTAAAAGAACTTGTTCACCAGACTCCATTGAATGCACGTGAAGGTTTGACTGCATACTCTCAACCAATCCAAAATAATCTTTATGTTATTATTTGTGATGTGTCTCGTGGTAAAGGATTAGATTATTCTGCATTCCATGTTATTGATGTTACAAAA